CACATGTAACTCTGACCAAAGAGAACAGCAAGTCTTATCTACTAATTGCCAATAAAAAACCCCGCAAAGGCGAGGTTATAAACAATTTTGGCAACATACCAAATTAGACTTAAATATCGCTTATTTTGTTCATTTTTGCAAGTTGTCGTGACTATTTTTATTAATCAGCTCTATTCTAACTCGCCTCATGGAAAGTAATGCCGACTTATCTAACTCACAACAAATATCTAAAAGGCTATTCCAATATATATCATAATTCATTTTCCAATTATTACGTTTAACACCCACCAAGCGAGCCAGCTCTGTTTGTGAATAATTACGCCTAGTGTAAGCCTGAACCGATAACCAGACTAATGATCTTAGTCGTTCTTTAACTTTTTTAGTTATCTTTTTACCTTTATGCTGTTTTTCAAATTCAGACCACACATGAACATTGATATTAACTTGATGCTCAAATTTCAAACTATATCCATAACAATACATTATCCATGAGTGTTGCTCTTCACTTAATGCATTGATAGCCCTACGCCATGAGCATAATAAAAAATCCACAGGCTCTATCATCGGCTTTGGTGTTCGACGACAGCGAGTTTCTAATACATAGATTGGATCGGTATCACGACAAACAAAACGACCATTTAATTTTAAATCTCGTATTCTAACTCTTGGTGTTGCTCTCGTGTCTGTTAACCCAAAATCTTCAAATGCTTCTAACTGACCTTTTGTTGAAGCCCTTAAGTTTGATGTAGCTATCGATGCCATATCACTTAAATATTTCAAGTCATGCGCATAAATTGGCATATTTCCTCCACTCGTGCCGTACACACGTTAAATAAATGCACCGATGCCTAATGAACGGTTTAAAAAATGAAATAACAATTCGAGTTGATTGCCGTGAGTGACTTCCCATTGTTTGGGGTCACGATGTAATTCGTCATGGTGAATGCGACATAATGGAATAGTAAATAAGTCATGAGCTTTCGTTCCCATGCCTCCCATACCATGACCTATGATGTGATGCGGATCATCAGCCTGTTGCCCACACACGCAACACGGTTGAGTTTTTACCCATTGCAACCATTTGGTATTTTCCCAACGTTGCATTTTAGGTTTAAGAAGAAATGACGCTGGTGGCTCCGGATCGACAGATACTTTAATAACCGGTTTTATCGCCTCTAAACGCCCGCTCATTGCAGATAATGCTGATATTTCATTTGGAACAATATCAGCCTCAGGAAATCCGCCGCGCACTCTTCGTTCTTTGGGTTTATCAGGCCAGTCTAACACTCTCCGCAATATGGCATCAGGTAATTCATCGATAACGTTATGCATAACAGCAAAGGTGAAAAAATCAGGTATCGTCAGCTGGTGGCCATCATCTAATCTCAAACGAAAACGAATAGTATCTAACATCCAATCAATACGATTTTTATGAGCCAACTCAGCAACCCACCCTACTGATGAGTTTCGAATATGATTATCGTGATACCAACAAGTGCGGATCACACCCGCTTCATGAAATGTGGTCACCAATTCATGATGATGATAGTTATCTGCATCGTTATTAATCTGACAACAATGAATATGATGGGCGACCCACGTATCCATTGGTGAAACTTTATCTATTGTGTGGATCACCTTTTTGCTATTGAGAAATTGGACTATGTGCTTATTGTTTAAAATAGGCTGTTCATCACCCGTTAATGCACCAGAGGGCAACACATCTAAACTTTTTGGCACGTCACTGATAATCACACGGTTGTGCTTCTTAAATTGCTCGAGTAATTCAGCGCCCGGTTTAAGTAATACAACGCCCAGTTCTTTTTGAATATACGGCGTTAACAGTAACTTCATGCGCTCACCTGTTTATTCAACATCACCATACGGATCAACTCATCCGTTTTACTCTCAAAGAAGTGCGGTTGGGTTTCACGAGGATTATTAGGGCTCGTCATATTCTTCCCAAACTGACAACCTCTAGCCGTAACAGACCAAAACTCTTTCGTTTTGCTAGCAGTTTTCGTGCTTGGGCGTGATAGACGTTCAACAATGCCTAGTTCGGCTAATCGCTTATAGGCTTGCTGTGCTGAAATAGGTAGGTTGTGTTTGTTGATCAGTGTTGATAATGCAACTGTTGGACGACTGGAGCCATCCATAGATCCACTTGGTGCATCAATCGCATACACAGGTGCTAATTCAGGTAATCCCGCCATGGCCTGTAATTTTTGATAAGCGCCTAATTTTGATGAATTCGAGAAGTTTAAACTTTTCGACATTGACTCAAGTAGTATCACACCCGCCTGCACTTTATCGCTGATTTTCTCCTGGTGCTGTTGTGTCACTAAAGCATCAAAGGTGCGGATCACTTTCAAATGAAAAGAAGCACTAATCCACATTGCATAGGCATACACTAATTCTTTGCAAACATACGTCCCTTGGTTATATCCACCAGCGACAGTGGCAATAGGCGCTCCTGTGATCTCAGGAGCGGTCGAAATTTCATCAATTAACTCTTTCGTTTGAGCCAATGAACTCCAGTTCGATGGTTGGTGTCGTTTTTCACCACCTGACACTCGATGTAAATCATTTAAACAATAGCGACCGGCTACATCTCTACGAACCTGAAAACCATCAATAACAATTAATCCATTCATGCTATTTCTCTCCACGTTTTATTCGTGACCGTACATCACGTTATTAAATGAGCGGATAGTGATTTCTAACTTTCCACCCTTTACTACTTCCATTAACATCACATCCATATGCTTTACCTGCTGATCATCTTCCCAAATACCCGCATGTGTTAATGCATCAAATGGGGCCTTTAAAAAGTTATCAATATCCCTGCGCTGTTTTGTTGGTGGGTATAAACGAACTAGGACAGAGACATTTTCTTTAATAGCTTTAGGTTTTCGTTTTAGTTGCTCATAGACAGAGGCGATGGTGTTAATTCGAAACTTACGCCCTTTTTCACTGATCAGCGTTCGGCCCTTAATATTTCTCCAATACGAGTTAACGCTTGGTGGAAATGGCAATGTGAGCACAAGTTCAGGCATAAGTCCCCCACAACCCAATAGCCAGCATGAGCACAAACCAAAAACCTATAAACAATACATATTTAGCTAGCATTTGCATCCCCCTGGTATTGCTCAAACCAGAAAATTACCGGCTTATCTACGAGCTTAATCATTCCGAAGCGTTCCGCAGTTCTAAAATTCACAGATGATTTTCTTGCCCTATCTGCTTGTTTCTTAATTTCTTCACGAAACACTTCGACGCTATAAACAGATTTAAATAGATTGCAGGGTGCGCATGCAGGAACAAGATTTTCTTGAGTATCGTTTTCAGGATTAAAACACTCTCCTGTCGCTACTATTTTTCCGTTAACCCTGTCGATTTTTCTGTAAATAGGCTCTACGTGATCCGCGTGCCATCCTTTTTCTGGTAACTCACAACCGCAGTAAGCACATCGACCACCAAATAACATTCTGAGTTTTTCGCGTTGGCTTTTAGTCACTTTTACGCTCCTGTTTATTCCGAGCTTTCAAGGCTTCATCAGTATTGTTCATCAGTGATTACCTCTTGCTGTTCTGACTAATGAGTCATAAGGCTCTGTTGGCAATTTACCCATGAGATCAAAATTAGAGGTGGCATGTTTTACCCATTTGATTGTGGGTAATGCGCGCTTTTTGGCCTTTTGTGTTTTCAGTTTTTGCAAGTAGGCCGATTCACCTAGTTTGCGTTCTTCAATTATCGCTTGGTAAATGCGCTCCGCCTCATTGGTCACAATGTAACGTACAGGGCGATCTTCATTGCCTACTCGTACTAATGCACCTAATCCATTCAGGTATGACAATGCTCTCGATGAGCTAGATAGAGCTATGCCTAAATCACGACTCACAATATGGCGATCAATCTTGTCACCCTCTTTATATTGGTTCAGTATTTGCTCTGTCGTTTTCATGCAACACCTCTCGACGCCAGCCACTTCATTTGCTCAATAAATGCTTTGCCAATTTGCTCTAATTCATCACGATGAATGTAATCGAATTTTTTACCCGTCCATGTTTTATCGAAAACAACTATTGCCCCAGCAAAGAATGCGCCCGTTGGTTTCTGCTTTTCATCTGCAGGAACAAACCACTCAGGAACGTCAAAGCCAATACGTCCTCGGATAAAACAAACATGATCCGCTTCTTCTGGCCACCATGTTTCTGATGTGGCTGCTTTTAATAAAAAAACATACCGACCGTATTGTTCACGCATAGCTAATGCATGACTCATGATGTGACCAACACCTGTTAAAGGCTGGCCTTCGTGATATGAACTACGCGAGTAAGGAGGATTGCCAAATGCTGAACCGCCGATCTCTTTCAGTTTTTCAGCCCAATCTTGAGTGAGTGCGTTGTCCTCAACGGTATAGAAATGCGGGCATTTACTGTTTTGACCATCAGTGAATAAATCTAAAGTAAACGGTCCATATTTAGAGTTAATACCGTAGTAAAGGTTATCTGGTGATTGCCATTGGTCACCAATTTCTTTTAATTTATGAGCAGGTTGGCTTTTTAACTCCTGTAATTTCAGTGCGTAATCAATCATTACTGAGCCTCCTGTGACATTTCTGTCGCTTGCTTCCAAATACTGTTCCATGCTTGGCGACCAGAAAACTCACTCATACGACGAATACCTGTTTTACCCGCTAGTTCAAGCGCAATTTCTTCAATACGGTTTTTAGGTTTAGAACGAGAACCAATCAAGCGAGAGAAAGCACTGTCACGCTCAACGGTATCAACTTGAACCTTTGGCTCATCCTTTGGTTTTTGACTACGAACGAATAGTTCATCAAAGTGTTTACGTAACTTACGAGGACTTAAAATGTTTTGGTACCAGAATGAATCTTTGTTAGCCCAATCGAACAAGGCACAAATTTGCTCATGAGTACGTCCATCGATTTGGCGCATCAAACGAATATCGTTCGCCCAGTCACACCAAGTAGGCTCTAATGCGGATGGATTCAGTTTTTTAACACGACCAAACATCCATTTTGCCGTTTTTAAATCACCTTCATCACCCCACTTTTGGAAGTTAGTGCTGTAAATTACTGCTTCTGGATAACGAGTTAAAAAATCATTTTTTGGCTTGTCGCTGGATTCGCCAGAATTCTGCGACGAAAGGTCTTTACTGATCTGTAAGTTTTTATCTGAGTTAAGATCTGTATAAAGATAGGATTCCTCACTTTCGACGTTTCCATGATTCTGCATTTCTGCGGTTTCCATTCCGCAGTTTCGACGTTCCGATTCCTCACTTTCGACGTTTCCATTCCTCACTTTCGACGTTTCAGAAATAGACGGGAAAATCATAGAGATAAGCTTATTACCATCTATCTTGTAGTGAGTAACGGGTGTGCCATTGACCTTTTTTGTCTTAGTTTCAATCACACCGGGAAAATATTTTTTACGTAATTTATCAACGAGCCGTCGAGCCTGCTCTTCACCAGAAAGACCATGAATTTCTTCTGCTAGTTCCTCATGGCTTTTATAGAACCAACCATCATCAGCACTTGATGAAACACCAGACCAGAAGACAAGTTGATTTAAAATTGCAGACAAGGCGTGAGCTTGCTGATCCCCCTTAAAAAAATCTAAATAGGGAACAGGAATAACAATGACGTTTTTCTGCCCTGACATAGCTTGTACAACATCAAAAATAGTCGTCATAGCAACGCCTCACTTAACTCTGGTGTATTTCTCTTTAAAACGCTGTAC